GGCCGAGCTGATGCGCCCGTTACGTGCGGATATGAGCGTGAAGCGGTCGCCCGGTCAACAGCGTACACAACAGGTCTTTGATGGAACCGCGCTCAAGTCGATTAATGATCTTGCGTCGGCGCTCAGCGGCTCTATGACTTCCGTGGACTATCAGTGGTTCAATTTACAAATGGGCTTTGAACCCTTGAATGAGATATGGGAAGTTCGTACGTGGCTTGAGGATTGCTCACGCCGGATCTACCTGGCCTTCCAACAGAGCAATTTCGGTTCTGAGATTCACGAGTTGTACCAGGACCTCATTGTGTTCGGAACCGCGTGTATGTGGATGGACGAAAGGCCGATTCGCTCCACGAAGTTCAACGGGTTCGTGTTCAAGACGATCGCACCGGGCCGTTACGTCCTTGCCGAGGACCACGAAGGTCGCCCGAATGTGGTCGGCAGCGAAATCACGATGTCTCACGCGTCGGCTATTGAACAGTTTGGCTCTGCCGTCAGTGAACAGACGAGAAAGGTCGCCGCAAAGAACCCGGACCAACCGTTGAGCATCGTACGGTTTGTTGAACCCCTTCCCCCGAACGAGGCAACCCCGCGTCGTAAGTACCGCCTCTTGTTCATTGAGAAGGAATCAAAGGCGCTCTTGCGGGAGTCCTTTTTGAAGCAGTTACGTGTGCTCGCCCCGCGCTGGGACAAAGCCAGTGAGGAAGTGTATGGGACCGGCAGAGGTCACATTGCCTACCCGGACGTGGCGACCTTGAACCGCGCTGTTGAGTTGCGTTTACGCCAATGGGCAAAGGCGATTGATCCACCTGTGCTTACAATTGACGACGGCGTGATCGGGAAGTTGCGTCTGATGTCAGGCACGCGTACGGTTGTTCGTAGCCGTGATGCGGTCGCTCCCTTTGAGTCCGGCGCAAAGTTTGACGTGGCGAACTTTCAAGAAGAACAGATCCGACAAGCCATCAGGAACTACTTCTTCAGTGACCAACTCTTGATCCCGAACAAAAGCTTTATGACGGCCTTCGAGGTATCCTCGCATATCGAGCAGATGCAACGTATGCTAGCACCCTCCACCACGCGTCTCAAGGTTGAGTTGTTCAACCCTCTCATTGACTACGCCTTTGATGCGCTGATGACGGCGGGTGTTCTTCCTCCACCTCCGCAACCCGTGATCGAAGCCGTCTCGCAGGGCTTCACGGACATCGCGGTGGTGTACACGTCTCCACTAACCCGATCGCAGAGGGCAAACGAAGTCGGCGCGTTCCAGCAGGTCCTTGCCGCGACACAGACTCTTGTAGCGAGTAATCCAGGTCTGATGGATAACTATGACGGTGACGCGATCATCCGAGAGGCGTCTGTCAACACAGGAGTTCCTTCCCGCTGGTTGGTGCCAATCGAGGCCCGTGACGCTAAACGTGAGGAAGCCGCCGCCCGGCAAGCACAGGCCGAGGAAGCTGCCTTAGCGTCCTCGAATGCGTCCACCGCTGAGTCGTCCTTCAAGGCGATGAAGACCGCCTCGGAGATAGGACCACAAGCGGCGGGAGGTGGGGCCTAGGGCACACGCGGTATAATGTAGTCACTATGGATGAAGACGAAAAGTTCCAAGCCATCGTGAACAGCTACAACGAGGCGTTTAGTACCCCGGCAGGGCAAACGGTACTAGAAGACCTCGCGCGTAGCTGCTTCGTGTACAAGACAACCTTTACACCCGGCGACCCCCACGCGACCGCCTTTAACGAAGGTATGCGTCATGTGGTGACAAGCATTTTCGATATGATCCGTAGAACCACGACCCTTAACCAGGAGGACAATCGCAATGGATCCAGTGACACCAGCAGGTACGACACCGAGTATTCTAGCGGGCCAGCCAGCCCAGACAGCGACCGACAGCACCTCTACTTCAGCCCCCGCACAGGGAACAGCTAGTGGGGGTAGTGCTGCTGCGTCGTCAGGTAATCTAGAAATTAACTGGTTCGACGGCTTACCAGACGGGCTCAAGGCTGAGAAGACCTTGGAGACCTTCAAGGGGAAGCCGATCTCAGCCGTTGTCGAGTCCTACGTTCAAGCGCAGAAGTCATTCGGGAGCAGGTTGCCGGTACCCTTACCGACGGACAAACCGGAAGAACGCGCGGCCAAAATACAGCGCCTACAACAGGAGCTTGGTCGCCCGGCAACCCCCGCTGACTACAAATTTGACTTACCCGCGTACGAGCAGCTTGGCTTGCAAGCGAACGAAGCGCAGTTGACCGCGTTCAAAGAAGCCGCGCATAAGATGGGCCTGACGAATGACCAAGTACGTGATATCGTCGCGTGGCAAGCGCAACAGGAAGTCGCCGCACAGCCGGACAGACACGCTGCCGCTTCTAGCTGTGTCGAGGCCTTGAAGACCGGTGACGAGTTGAACCCAGGGTGGGGTTCTACTATGCCGAAGTTCGTTGCGCTGGCAAAACGAGCAGTAGACATGCACTTCTCACCGGAAGTCCAGGGCGCACTGGACAAGGCAGGGTTCTTTAACGACCCGAACTTCATCCGAGGTATGTACAAAATGGGCCGCGCCTTGGTTGAGGATAATGTCCTCGTGGGTGAAGAGCTGGACACTTCGACAGGGGCTCTCACCGCCCAACAGGAACTCGACAAGATCATGAGTGACGCCAAGGGTCCGTACTTTAATGACCGGCACCCGAAGCACGAGGAAACCATCAATCGTGCGCTAGACCTTCGCCGGTTCATCGCGAAACAAGCATAACCGGGCACCTCCCCCGGTTACCCGAGAGTCAAGAGCCTGCTCGCGTAGTGGGTTCTTGACTCCCTACTACCACCCGCTGTATAGTGACTCCTACAGGGAACTTCTCACAAAGCCTGTCTCGAACGTGACGTAAGGGCGACGACACAGCCCATGGTGGGCCGGATACCGGGAACCTACCGCCGTTCCTAACCGTTCACATGGGCGAATTTTCATAGGTGCTATCATGGCGTTTGAATCGATTGACCAGGCGAGAGTTCTACAATTTGCCGCGAATGTGACCCATCTGTTTCAACAGAAGGGTTCAAAATTGCGCGGGTTGGTTCGGGAAGAGTCATTGAAGGGTAAGGCGCATTTCTTCGAGCGGTTGGCCGCTGAAGATGCCGTTGAGTTGGTTGCACGACACGCAGATACCCCCCAGCTTGACCCGGCCCACAGCCGACGCATGGTGGTCCCCAAGGACTATGCGTGGTCTGCGAAGGTCTGGGACCCCGATAAGCTGCGACACATCATCAGTGCTGCGAGCGAGTACGCCATTGCAGCCTCAAGTGCGTTGAACCGTTCACTCGACCGGGTCATCCTGACGGCCTTTGATGCGGATGCTGCTGGCGGTGAGTCTGGAACAAGCGCGATTACTTTCGCGTCTGAAGCTGCTGCTGACACCGATCCGTCTGCTGCTGCTGTGACGACTGCGAACGTTCTCGCACTCAAGAAAGCCTTGGATGTCCAAGAAGTTCCGATGGAAGACCGATACATCGTTGTGCACCCTGCCGTTGTGACTCAGCTCCTCGGTGCAACCTCTGCTCCGTTGGCTGCATCGTCTGATTACAATACGGTGAAGGCTTTGGTGCAGGGCGATCTCGATACATGGGTTGGGTTCAAGTGGATTCAGAGCACGTTGGTGCCTGTGGCTGCTGGTACGGACGTGTACTGCTACGCGTGGCATAAGTCGGCGATCGGCCTTGCCATCAATGCAGAAATCACGGGCCGTATGAGCGAGCTGCCTGGGAAGAACTACAGCACTCAGGTCTATGCCCGTGGTACCTTCGGTGCAACGCGTATTCTCGGTAACGGTGTGTGCCGGATGCGTATTGACAGTGCCTTGTAAGTAACGTAGGCGCAGGGGTCGGCCTAAACTGACCCCACTTTTCACCGGCCTACACAGGCCTCACGTCTCTGACTGCGGAAAGCTGAGGGGACAGGAGCAACAACATGGCAAATACGAACAGTATTCAGATTGCAGCGATCGTTGCGGCGTCTAAAATCGGTTCAAACGAATCACATGGCCAGATTCGCGCTGCGTTTTTCGAAGTCCCTGCTGTGCCGACGACCGGCGTTGGCGACACGATGACCTTGTGTAAGATCCCGAAAGGCGCTAGAATTCTGAGAGGCCAATTCGTGTACTCGGTGGCTCAAGGTGCAGCGGCCACAACCGCGATTGGGATTGCCTCGAATACGATTAAGTACATGGGTGGAAGTCTCACGAACGCCACGACCGCGTTCACCTTTGCAGATCGGATCAACCTGTCGAACAACCATGGCGTTGAAATCTCTACTGAAGAGACCATCATCGCGACAAACGCAGGTGCGGCGTGGACGGCTGCTGCGTTCCGTGGTTACATTGAATACGTGGTTGACTAACAAGGAGGTTTGAAGGATGTACGCACCCCCGCTGCCTGACCGTGCCGGATCAGGTGATCTACGACGGCAAGTAGATATGCTTGCAAAAGAAGCAGGGGTGCTCAGTCAGAAGGACACGGTAGAGGCAAAAGAAGACCTCCGCCGTGTTCTTCATCGGCTTGACAAAGTGCGGGCACAGTATCATCGGTTGTATCGGTATCGTCCGACTGCCTAGTGATCTTCCCTGGCTCTCCGTGTCGTCACAAGAGGTGCATGATGGAACAGCTTGGTCAACCGTCGCCGTCGTTGCATATGACTCGTCGGTTTGTCGAAGGCCGATTTGACGGCTTTGACATTGTGCACACGGGCCGCATCCGGTGTAAGTCCTTCTCCCATGCGTGGGTTGACCAAGGCGTGATCGAGGGTTGGGCCGCGCTAGCCGAACGGACATTGACCTTACGCACGTACCCAGAGCCTCTTGTCTTCACACTGCTTCAAATCAACATCGGCGACCTCTATGTCGGCGTGCTAGACGCGGACGTGCATGAACGCTATCAACGGAAGCCTGGCGTGTAGGTCGATGTGGTCACAACAGCTACCGTACAAGCCTTGATCGATATTTCTGTTAATACTGTTATCGATATAACAGAGACCATCCTCGTCAGTGACATGTCCTCCTTGCAGTTGAGGGATAAAACACTTCGCCTGTTCGGTGCCCCCGGTATACAAATCAACGGACGACATTGGACCATCGCTGGTGGAAAACTTCACGCGCAAACCGGAGACCTGTTTGAATGCGTGAATTCAAGTATGGGCCTGGTGTTGAACGTGTGGTGCAGCGGTGTGATGTTGGCGAAGTCCCTTTGGAAATGTGTGGGATCGAACCAGTGCTATGACACGCATGTCATAGGCGGTGAATGGTCGAAGCCGTCCAGCATGACAACGCCTATCGTCCTCGTGTCGGTTGACGGCCCTTTCTATAATAACAATTCGTGGTCAAAAATGCGGTTTCAGACGAATGGAACGCCCCAGGCTCCTTGTGTTAGTATAGGGTGTACACATACAGCAAACTGGATCTACGGGAACGCGTTTCAAGACGTGAACTTTGAGATACCCAATGGCGGCGCGATCGAATTGAATTCTTGCTTTGCAACCACGATGCGCGGGATTCAGATTTTTGACGCGGATCTGTACGGGAACATTACACGGTCGTTAGTGGTCTGTGGTCGGGCCTCGTCAAAACATTTACGGTCAAACTTGACGGTGATCGAGCAGTACTTTCGGCTGTCGGGTGTTCGAGACCCAGGCGTGTACGATATTGAAGCGGATTCAAACCAGCACATGCCGTACACATTTGATATACGGTCGGTGGGCGGTATCGCGGGGGCAAAAGTTGAAGCGAAATTGAGTCCGCAAATTGCCGAAATGCACCCTCAACTCGGTATTAATTACGTCGTGGTCTAAGAGGTATCTATGGCGTCCTCCACACAAATTGTTAATATGGCGTTGCTGAAAGTCGGTCACGGGCCATTGATTTCTCTGGACCTTGACGAGAGCGAAGTGGCGGTTACGGCGCGTGCTGTGTACGATTTGTGCCTTGACGATATGTTGGCCGCGCACCCGTGGAACTTCGCGAACCAACGTGTGAGTTTGCCACAGTTGACCTACACACAAGTTGGTGACGCGTGGACCTATGCCTATCAGTTACCGAATGACTGTCTTCGGGTGCACAGTGTTGAGCCACTTGGCGCACAGTTTGAAATCAACGGTCGGGTACTCCTATGTAATCTGGCTCCACCTGCCGTAGTAACGTACATGCGCCGTGAATCCGATACCACCATGTTCACCCCGTTGTTTTCAATGGCGCTGGTGTACCGGCTCGCGATGGAGTTCAGCACCACACTCAGCGCCCGAGATACACATACATCGAACTTCACTCAGCAGTACTTCGGGAAGCTCCAAGAAGCCAAAGCCGCCGACGGCCAGGAAGAAGGGCCTCGCTACGAAGATGATAACCCCTTGGCCGCGCAGCGCCGATGGTATGACGAAGAAGGGACGTTCTAATGGGTCGGCTGCTGTATGTACAGAACAGTTTGAACGGTGGGGTACTCTCACCCTACTTAGCAACCCGTAGTGACCTCGAAGGGTACACGAATCGGCTTGAGGTCTGCGAGAACTTTATCCCGCTGCCGTTCGGTGGTGCCAAGACACGCCCCGGTACTCGCTTTGTCGCACCTGCGAAGAACAATGGCACGCCTGTGCTCATTCCGTTCGAGTACAGTACGCTTCAACCGTACATGATCGAGCTAGGCGACCAGTACATGAGGTTCTACACTCCGAATGGACGTATTGCCGTGTCCTCTGGCACCATTACGGCGGTTGTGAATAATGCGGGGCTCGTGCAAATCACAAGCGCAGGGCACGGTTTGAGCACCGGTCATTACGTGTCTATTAGTGGGGCACTTGGCGCACAAGCACTCAATAAGGAGTGGGTCATCACGGTCATTGACGCGAATAACTTCACGTTGAACAGCTCAGTATACAACGGTGGGTGGACTACAGGTGGTGTGTGGGTGCGCCCTGTCGAAATTGGTTCCCCGTACACTGCCGCGCAACTCTCGCAGGTTCGCTGGGCTCAGTCAAGTGACGCGTTGTATCTTGTGCACCCGAGTGTACCGCCGCAACGTCTCACACGCGCGTCGGATACCTCGTGGACCTTGACACAGATCGTGTTCATCGACGGCCCGTACTATGACGCGAATGTGGTCACGCCAGGTGAGCCTGTCTCCACCATCACCCTCACGCCCTCGGCCTTTGCTGCCGGCGCCGCAATCACAGTGACCGCCAGTGCCGCGTTATTCGTTGCGTCCGACGTGGGCCGTTTGATCCGTATGCAGACCGGTACGGCGTGGGGATACGTTCGGATCGCAGGGTTCACGTCGTCAACCGTCGTCAACGCAACGGTTGTGAATTCGCTGACCTCGACGGCGGCAAAACTCACGTGGCGTCTTGGCGCGTTCGGGACCGGCCCTGGTTATCCATCAGTCATCAGTTTTTTCCAACAGCGCCTTGTGTATGCCACCACAGCAGCGGAAGCTCAGAAGATGTGGTTCAGTACCACCGGTTCATTCACGGACTTCTCCCCCTCACTCAGCACAGGTACCGTGAGCGCGTCTGATGCGGTGACGTACCAGCTCGGTTCAGGCCGCGTCAATAAGATCCGCTGGCTTGTCACCGGGCAACAGCTTCTCATCGGAACAGCCGGTGAGGAATTCAGTTTGACCGGTGCGAATGCCGAAGCGATCAGCGCGACGAACCCACCGCTGGTTCGCTTGAACTCGGCGGAAGGGTGCTCTGACGTGCCCGCCTTTCGCGTTGGTAATCAGACAGTGTTTGTCCAGCGTTCAGGCCGGGAGATTCGCTCGGTTCAATACGACTTCGCCTCTGATAACTTTCTGACAACGGAGTCTTCGCTACCGGCTGAACATTACTTCCGTGTCGCAACGGTCGTATGGGGCGCATATCAACCTCGACCATACCGCGTCGCATACTTTGTGATGTCCGACGGCACCTGTAACGTATTCACCTTCTACCCGATCGAGAAAGTGCAAGCATGGTCCCGGTTCACCACGAACGGCTTGTATAAACATGTGGGCGTCATGGCGAACGCGAATGGTACCTCGGACCAGGCCTGGTTTGTTGTCGAACGTGTGGTCAACTCCGTGACGTACCGGTACATCGAACGTGAAGAAGTCTCAACGAATACCGACTCGAACCTTGTATACACAGGGCCCCCTGACACAACAGCCTTGAGCGGATTCGAGCATTTGGAAGGCGGGACTGTGGCGGTTATCGGCGATAACGCGGTGTATGACCGACAGACCGTCGCCGCAGGTAATGTCAGTGTTGCGTACGGCAATACGTTAGGACCCGCCGCTACCGTCGTTGAGTGCGGGCTCATGATCCCGACCCCTACGTTAGTACCTGTGCAACCAGTTCCAGACGACCAATTTGGTTCAACACGGGGGCGTCGGAAACAATGGGCTAAGTTGTGGGTAAGCCTGATCGACACGATGGGTTTGACGATAGAGAAGACCGAGATACCGTATCGCACCCCAGGTGACGCTATGGATACCGCCGTACCGTATTTCACAGGTGAAAAGCTTATCACGATCCTGGGAAATGACCGGGTTAAGACGTTTACTATTCGACAGACCTTACCGTTGTCCGCGCATGTCCGCGCGTACTTTGGTCAAATGAACGTGGAGGATTAACATGGCACTCCCGGCGTTAGCCTTTCAATTAGCGTCCCTTGGTACCTCTTTGGTAGGGTCCTCGCTCGACTTCCTCGACAGCTTATCACAGTCTCAGGTGCTCCGACAGAACGCCGGGCAAGTCCGACGCTCAGCAGACATGATGGAATTCTCCGCCCGTGAGCAAGGGCGTCAGATTTCGATAGCGGGTACCAAGGCGATCGGTCGGGCAAAAGCTGGCTACGGCGCGTCCGGCCTTGCACAGACCGGTTCGGTCCTTGACCATGTGCGAGAACAGGAACTACAGTATGAGTACGAAGCCGCGAAAACAGTATATAATGGCACTGTGTCAGCCACGAATGCCCGGTACCAAGCAGACATGATGCAGTACCAAGCCAGGATGAACACCATCAGTGCGGCGACGAAATTACCGTTATCTGTGTTGTCTGGTGGGTTCAACGTCATTGCGACAGGTGCTCGTGCCCGTAGTAGCGCCTTGAGCGACATCTTCTAGCGTACGACTTAGAGGAGCAAGACATGCCGCAACTCGATACCTTCATCAGTCAGCGTCCGTTAGCCGATCAGGGGATACAGCCTGTGAACCCGGCTGTGGGTTCACTTGGCCTCGGCCCCGCATTTGACCACTTGTCACAGTCGGCTCAAGCGGCCTACGTCGCCGTGCAACGAGACAACTTACGTCAACAGAAGTTCCAAGAAGAACTCGGTGCGAAGGAACTTGTCATCAAAGCGCAACAGCACGCGCAACAGCTTCAACAGTCCCTTGACCAGGAGATGACGGCTCCGACACCTGATGACCAAGGCCGCCCTCGACCGGCCATCACACCGAACGAAGCGGTCAATAAGTATACCGAGGGGATCAACCAGGCGTACACGGATTTCTCAAAAGAAGCGAAGAAGCTTGGACCACATGCTGACGCGTACTTTGCGACGGCCTTCCGCTCGACGGTCGCAGGGGAAGGCTATCACCAGTACGTACGTGGAAAGTTGAAAGCCCAACAGGACTTCCAAGTGTTCACCCGTGAGAAGCAAGTGGAGGATTTCAAGGCGAATGCGCTCAGTGCGCCGTCCTTGAACGATGCCGAGACCCACCTGAAAGCGGTGTTCTCGTCCTTTAGTATGAACGTGTTGGATGGAGTGACCCCAGGCGCGGCTACCACCGCTATGAATAAGGTACGCGACGACGTGTACATCGGGCGGGCAAAGGCCTCAGTGATGCGAGACCCACATGGTTTCTTTGACTACGTACGCGGGAAGTCCTCGGCACTACCGGGTGAACTGAGTGACAAGCGGTACCAACAGTATCTCACTCGGCCTGACGTGCAGAACGCCTTACTGGAAACCGCGAAGAGTGTCATGGCGGAAGAACGAACACAAGACAGCGAGCGCGTGCAACAAGATGACCGAGACCATAAGCAGTTGTCCGAGGGTTCCTATAATAAGTTCCTCGGTGACATGACGAACCCTGATCCGAAGAAACGATGGTCGCCGACGAAGGGGCTCACATTCATCACGGACCCTGAGAACCAGCGTGTGTTCGGGTCACACTACAGAGCCGCCGTAGACTTCGCTCGGCTCATGACGAAAGAAGGGAACGACGTTGCTACAGACCGACCGACGTACAACGCGCTCCTCAGTCGCGTGTTAGTGGGAGACCTGACGGACCCCACGGACATCATTAACAGTTCGTCCAAGTTGTCGATCTCTGATATGTCTCATTTGATTCAGGAGACACGAACAGCAGCCAGCCAAGAAGATCGTGTACAACAGCAAGACCTTCAACGGGGCCTTCAGTACATGGATGGACGCCTGGCAACCTTTACACAGTTCGGTGCGGCCGAGAACCGTCAAGCGGTCGCCGCGATCAAAGGTCAGGCCCTTGACTGGTACATGGAACAACGGAAGCGGGGTACCTTACCGAAACAAGATATCTTCAAGAAGCTTACGGAGATGACAGAGCAAGCCTACGCGCGCGTGGTTCCCGCCACTAAGCACGCGATTCAGCTCGAGATGAACACACAACCGTATAAGAACGCTCAGGATCTCTGGAAAGCCGCCGGTGAAGGAAAGGTATCTATCCAAGAAGCAAACAAGCGCCTGAAGGCTCTCGCCACGCTTGAAGACCGCGCAAATGCGGCTGGATTTACACTTGATAAACAGGGTAAACTACAGTCTAAGGATGCACCAGTAAGCAAGACCCCGTTGTCTGATGTCCCCCCTTCCGCGGTCGGACAACTACAACCGTTCTCGTTCGGTCCTACGCTTGAATTATCGGGTGATAACTTAGAGGAGTAGCCTACCACTATGGACGACCTCAGTATCTATGCCAAGGAAAGTATTGACCAAGCTCAAGTAGCATCCGCGCGAGAGAAGTTCGGCTTGCCTCCTATCGAGGAGAAGCCGGTAGGCCCTGAGCGTGGCGTGGTGGGTACCGCGTTTAAGAACCTTCTCGACCGCACGGTAGGCTCTGTTGACCCCGCGCCTCCCATTGCGTCCGGTATTCGTGCGGTGGCTGAGACAGGTGCCGCCGCGACCGAAGTAGGCGCGAAAGGGCTTCTCAAAGGGATGCAAGCGGCGGGGCTAGGGGTACCTGACAAGGAAGGTCTTGACTTCACCCGCCAGTATACTAGTCTTGTGACAGGCTTACCGGAAGAAGAACTTGCGTCATCAAACACAGGCCTTGGTGCGATCGCGACGGCCTTCGCTATGGTGCCGGTGCTCGGTGCCGCCATGAAGCTCCCTATCAAAGCGATTCAGAAGGTGGCCGGTAAAGGCCCCCTTGAACACCCCTTTAGTAAAGCGCCTGAGACCGTCGCGCAAGATATCCAGTCAGCGGTTCATAGTGCCCCGAAGACCGGGCAAGATGCAGAGGCCGTGCTAGCAGCGTCCGCTGCCGATGTGAAGAAAGGTGGTGTGACCCCTGACGACGCGGCCGTATTGACCGGTCAGAAAGACGCGCCCCCTGTCGCAAAAGCGGCGGTCGCGACTGCAATGACCAGCAACGTCAAGCACTTCCAAGGCCTCGCGCAAGAAGCCAAGGCCACTAAGAGCCCCGCACTGACACAGGAAGCCCTGAAACAGTATACCGCTATACTCGATACCCCCCACTTGATGAGTGGTGCACGGCAGTCTGCGATGGCTCAGTTGTCGACCGAGAAAGTGACATTGAACGGCGTGAAGGCGGGTATGAAGGCGTTACAGCGACTCCAAGCGTTACCCCCTGACGCCCCGATCGAGGCCCGCATCAACGCTTGGTCGAAGTCATTCGCCGACAGTAAAACATTCTTGAAAGAGCGGTTATCACCAAGTTTACAGGCCCTTGCCAAGGACATCAACGCAGCTCCCCCAGATCAAATGAATGCTGTGTTAGAGAAAGCGTTGACCGGTTCGACTGACGCGGGCACGTTCGCAAAGTTTAACGAAGCGATACCAGACCGACCTGACCGCGCGTTAGATCTGTTCCGTGCCGACCCGACGTTACAGGAAGCCGGTACGACGATGGTACCGCTGTCACGAACGAAGCCAGGGCACGCGCTTGACACCGCGAAAGGCCAGGAGTCGGCAGCCAAGCATGAAGCGGCGTTCAAGGCTGGTGAAGGTGCAGACAACATCGTTGTCCAAGCGAATCCTGATGGCTCCTTCACGGTACTCTCGGGCAACGGTCGCCTTGAGGGTGCCATGCGAGCCGGAAAGTCTACATTACCGGCTCACGTGTTCACCCCCGCTACCCATGCCTTGAGTGACGCAGAGAAAGCTGGCTTGAAGGCCTTGGTAGCTGAGGGCAAGACGGCCAAGCAAGCGGTGCAAGTTGCCCAGATGAACGCGATCAGTGACACGTTGAAGGCCCTCAAGACCCCGCAAGACCTCCTGAAGAACCCTGACACCGCGTTACCTGTGCTCACCGCACACGAACCGATGGACCTCGCGGGTAAGCTGACTAACGACGCTGCAATGGTACCGGATCTCGCGTCCTCCATTCGTGACATACAAGAGGCTGTGGCAGCAAAGGATGCCGCCGCGACGCAGACCCATCTCAGCAAACTCCTCGGTCAACTCGACACCGCCGCGTCTGGCCCAAGTGAACCCTTCGCTCAGTCCTTCGAGCGATTGAAGGCCTTGGTGCAGCCTGGGAACATTGGACGGCCTGTCACCCCTGAAATGGTTCTCGATACCTTGACGCTTGTACCGGACGCGACACCCGGCCAAGTGGCGAACATTCTGGCACAGACTGCGAAGCATGTTGACATTCCAGCGCCTCCACAGCGTACCGCTGTGAAAGGGACTCAAGAGCAACTATTTCCCCAGGAGTTCCCGACTCCTGACACCGCACCTCCACAGCGAACGAGTATGTCCGGTATTCAACAACACGCGTTCCCCCAGGAGTTCAGGCCAGTTGACCCGAAGGCCAAAACAAAGCGGTCTTCGGTGCAAGGGACTCAGCAAGACGCGTTTCCCCAGGCCCCGAAGGGTGCCACGATGGGTGAAGCGTTCCAATGGTACACCATTAACCAAATGATTAACTACGGGTCCTCGTTGGTCAACTTGGGTACCACGCTCACGATGGCCCCGTTAGAGTACGCGGCAAGGCTCGGAGCTGGCCGCTACACCGCGCTCAAGCAGTTCGCTGGTAAAACCCCCGCACCGGGCTCCATCGCCCCAGGTGAGGCAAATGCGGCGGTCTACGGTGCGATGGCGTCTATGTGGGAAGCGTTGGGTGTGGCAGGTCGCGTGGCTCGCACAGGTCAACGTGAGGTCGGGACCGCTGCTAACCAACTTCCGATTGAACACGCGTTGAACGCGCGTACAATTCCGAACGCGGTCACGCCAAGCTCAAGCCGCTTATTAAGTGATCCCGCCAGTTGGCTGAATAAGGGCGTGGATTTCATCGGGCAAGCGACCGGATCGACTACCCGGCTCTTGCTAGCCGGAGACCAATTCATTGCGTTGATGGCGAAACGGGGCGCGACCTACGCCAAGGCCTACCGTGACGCCTACGAGGAACAAGTGCGGCTCGGCCACACCACCGCTCAATTCAAGAAGAACCTTTCAGCTAAGGTTGAAGAGTACCTCACGAACCCTGCGAGTGATATCGAAAAGCAAGGTAACGACTTCGCCGACTACTTCACGTTCAACAATGACCTCGGGCCGACTGGTCAGAGCTTGCAGGAGTTGGTAGACAAAGGGGGGCCTGTCGCTCGCGTCATGGTTCAACCGTTCTTCCGTACACTCGCCAACAGTGCGACGCGCACAATCGAGTACTCCCCCGGCCTTCACCTCCTCACGCACCGCTTCAAGGAGAGCCTCAAGGCCACCGATCCCGCTGAACGTCAACTCGCCCATGCCCGCGCAATGGTGGGGGCGTCGTTGGTGGCTGGCGGTGTCGGGCTCACCATGAACGGCGTGCTCAATGGTGCCGCGCCCTCGAACCCGACACTCAAAAAACAACTTCAAGCACGCGGTTTTGAACCTTACAGCATCACAGTCGCGGACGGCTCACATGTCAAGTTTGACGACCTCGGCGTGATGGGGAACTTTCTCCGCATGAGTACCAACGTAGCCGCGTTGTTCAACTTGGCAGAACAAGATAATGCGACCCTAGACGAAGGCATGAACCTCGCGTTAGCCAGTGTGAACGGCTTGTTGAACTACAGCTTCCTCCGAGACAGCACCACGTTGCTCTCATTCCTTGCGAGTGACCAGGCCCGCATGTTCACGGCTGAGAACTTCGCGGATAAGCTCGGCAGGTTCGCAGGGACTTTGGTTCCCTTATCGCTCCGTAAAGTTGATGAACAACTCTTCAATACTACCTTGAAGGACGCGAACTCGGCCCTTGAGAAATTCATGGCGCGTATCCCATACTTACGCGGTAACGTCATCACCTCGCGCGACCTCTACGGCGAACCTGTGCCGGTCGATATGCACCTCCGATATGTGCCCGGCTCGGCGGACCCGTTCCTTGACGCGGCGAACACGCTGGGCATTGCGATCTCCGGTCCTACCCGTATGTTCCAAGGCCAACCCCTCACGGATGCCGAGTATGAATCCCGGCAGATCCACGTAGGAAAAGCCGTCAAGGAACTCGCGGACTCGGGCCAGGTGGCCGAGGTGATGACTGACAAAACGCTACAAGATCCGTACAAAAAGGAACTCATTGCCAGTATGATCCGCAAGGCGCAAGCTCGCGGAAATAAAGCCTGGTTAGCCGAACAAAGCGGTGAACCCCTGCTTCGAGCGCACCAGTACAAACAAAGCATTCGCGAGCCTAGACAGGGGGCCTCAGAACTCAGTATAGTACGATAGAAGGGAAACACTATGTCTTTACCGTCATCTTCAAATACCATTCAGCATATCGGGGATAGTGTTACGACAGTCTTCTCGTTCCCGTACCTGACCTACAACACGGAACACGTGAAAGTCTACCTTGACGACATTCTCACGTTAACCGGTTTTACTGTGAGTTCTATTCCACCCGAAGGGGCGCTTCCTACTGTCACGTTCGCGGTTCCCCCTGCGTCCGGCGTGAAACTGACCATTAAACGCGTGGTACCGGTGACTCAACTGAGTACGTATGCCACAGGCGGCGCGTTCCCTGCGAAAACGGTCGAGAAAAACTTTGACCTTGCGACGATGGCGATTCAGCAAATACAGGAAGGCCTCGATCGGTCGATTCAGCTCTCAGTCAGTTCTACACTCCCCACGTCCTTATTCCCTGACGTGTCAGACCCGGCGAACTACGGAAAGGGCCTCAAGATTAAGGACGACGGAACCGGGTTTGACCTGTACAACATTGAAACGTCGCCGGTCACAAGTCCACTCACGACAAAAGGCGACCTGTACACCTTTAGCAGTGCTGCGGCTCGATTACCTGTCGGCACAGACGGCCAAGTCCTGAGTGCGTCTAGTGTCGCGGGCACCGGGCTTGCGTGGACGGCAATCTCGTTACCTGTGCCAAACAGCATCATTAACGGGAACTTTGACGTATGGCAACGGGGTACGTCATTCCCGAACCGTTCGTCTGCTGACCCAGGGTCTCGCTATTTTGCGGATCGTTGGATATTTAGTATTGGTAGTAGTGGGGCGGTCTGTACGGTATCCAGAAGCACCGACGTGCCTACGGTGGCTCAAGCGGGTATGCTTGTTAACTACAGCCATCGGGTCCTTGTCACCACACTTGACAATACGATCGGTGCAACCGAGTTTGTCCAGATCGTACAAAAGATCGAAGGGTTTAACTGGCGACAGCTTGCCCAACGTCCGTTAACATTGTCCTTCTGGGTGAAGTCGTCAAAGACCGGAACGCACGGGGTAGCCGTCAGTAATAACGCGGCAACCAAGAGCTTTATCGCAGGCTTCACGGTTATTGCCGCCGATACGTGGGAGTACAAAACCGTCTCCATTCCAGCGTCACCGTCAACCGGTGTTTGGAATTACACCGACGGCGGCGGGGCTAATATCATCTTCAGTTTGTTGACTGGCAGCAGTTTGATCGGTACGCCTAATGTGTGGCAAGACGGCAATTTCCAAGGTGTCCCAGGTCAGGTGAATGTCATGGACACGGTTGCGAACCAATTCCTTTTGACCAACGTGAAATTAGAAGCAGGGAACCTAGCGACCCCTTATACATTTGAGCCCTTTGAACAGACCCTTCTGCGGTGTCTACGGTACTGCGAAAAGTCCTTCCCGTACAATGTGGCACCCGCACAGAACGCGGGGAACATTGGGGCGTGCTCCATGCAGATCCAGGGCGTTCCAGGCAACGTCGGGACCTATATGTACATTCCGTTCAAAGTCATGAAACGAGCGGTGCCCATCATCACGACATACAACCCGTCTGCCACAAACGCGCTGGTTCGAAACGTCATCCTCGGTGCTGACACGGCTGTGAACTCGCAAAGCATCGTCGGCGAGCAGGGCTTTCGTATGGCGTTCGAGTCCGCCACAGGATCAAGTGAACAGCAAATGAACGGGCTGCACTGGTTAGCGGAAGCGGAGACCTACTAATGACAGAAGACTTAGTACTTAATTCGTTACTTGCGTTAGGGATTATTGTCACGGTCGTGTGTATCGGTGAAGTCGGTACGGCTGTCTTCGCGTGGTACCTGGACCGGCAACACCAGAAGGAGCATCATGAAAGGTAACTTGGACAAGCTGAAACCCTGTATTCTTGAAGTCGCGAAGAAGCTCGAAGCGTATCTTGGTACTGAGATTACTGTGACCAGTGGCTACCGAGACCCCGCAAAGAATATGGCGGTCGGTGGTGTCAAGGGCTCAGCGCACACACTCGGGTACGCCGTGGATATCGCGTGCACGGACAGTGCGACCCGGTTCAAAATTGTCGCGTGGGCCCTGGCGCACGGTGTCACACGGGTCGGGGTCGCCAAGACCTTCGTGCATATGGACACCAGTCCGACGCATCCGCAATCGGTTCTCTGGCTGTACTAACGAGGGGGTCATGATGTGGGTCCTCTTTATCATCATTCTGGTGACAACGCCGCAAGGACAGTACCCTGCGTACCAAGTCGCGAAGTACCACGAGTATAAAGAGTGTGCCCCAGCTGCCGACGCGTTGTACAAGTCGTTGCAAAAGACGTACCCCGGTACTGATTACACGGTGCAATGTATACATACGAGTAAAACGACCGCGTAGGGGAGGGACGTATGCCGGAAAAGGGGTGGCTTGACGAAATGCTTGGATGGTGGGAGAACGACGAACTTGACGAAGACGACGTACGGAGGATCTATGCGTACAGGCAGTAAGCTCGCTGGTCTAGTACTAGCGGCGGTGCTGGTGTGTGTCGAAGCAGACGCGCATAAGTACCCCACGGACTCATACGGGTGTCATAATAACACCGTGCTCAATGTGTACGAGTGTCACTCAGGGACCTTTGCAGGGAAGAGCTGGCCGAACCCTGGGGGCAAAACCCGTATGCTGATTGAGGCTGCAACACCGCCTCCACAACCGGTCCCTGACCGTCCTTCACCCTTTAGAACCCCGGTCCCGTTTGGAACCACCCTCTCGTGGTCGCGTGTGCCTGATTTTGAAGGACAGGTTGTACAATATGTGGTATTCTGGCGTCAGGTACCTACAGCAGGTGGGACGGTATCGGCGTGGTTCGGCCCGGTCCTAGTCGGGTCAGACTTACGTGTGGTGTTCGCGTCGGTACAAGTGGGTGCGACGTACGAAGCCTACGTCCAGTCGATTGCCAGTGACAAACGCTCAGAGCCGTCTGAAATTATTCTCTGGACGGTACAGTAAAGGACTTCGGTTATGTGGAATCCGTTTTCAGATGCCGCGCAAGGCGCAGTCAAGGGTCTTGGGGAAGCGGTCAAGGATGCTGTCTCAGCCTTCAAAGCGGACCCGACGAAGGTTCTCGAGCTGGAAGCCGCCATTGCGCAAGCCACCGTCGCGTATCAGCAGACGGTCATCACCGCGGTCAATGAGACCATGCGAGCTGAGGCGGGCTCTCAGCACTGGATGCAATGGAGCTGGCGACCGCTGTTTGGCTATACCGCCTGTGGTGTGCTGGTCAATAACTACATCCTCCTTCCGTACTTGAAACCCGTGGGGATCGTCCCTATAGAGGTGCCATCTGAAGTCTGGATTATGATTATGGCGGTGCTGGGTGTAGCCGCGTGGACTCGAGGCCAAGAGAATATTGCAAAGGTAGGGAAGTAACATGCCGGACGTGACAGAGATACTGGTACGCCTGGCCCGGCAAGACGCGGTACTCGCGAACCAAGACAGGCTCCTTGCGAACATTGATAAGAAGTTGGATAAAGCTGTTGAAGCGCATACGGCGGTGAACTACTTGAAGTGGGTGCTTGGGGCGGCGTGGGTGGCTATTGCGTCACTCGGAGCCCACCACGTCAAACCGTGAGCCCCGAGTGTTGATGCCTGTCTAGTACAATGACACAATCTGCGTTGGTTCTCCTGCTTCGTCCTCGACCTCATGTGAGAGTACCGTTTGAACTTCAGTCTCGTCTAGGTGTTCGGTACCAAAGAATACCGTGGCACCAGGCGCACAATCTGCCAACTTCTCCCGTAACTCTACAACCGTCATAGAACACCTCCTGTTAGTGATAGGTCGAACGATACACAACGACTAACATGTAGATGACTGCGATATCGATAACTATGTGTACAAATTCCCACCCCATACTACCCCCTATTTCTTATCGCACTGGCACATGTCCCACACGATGAATAGGAGTGCGGCAATCACCAGTAACACACCGAATGTTCTCATGACAGGCTCATCTCCTCTTCAATGGCCCGGAGCAGCTTGGCATAGATACTCACGTCCTTCAGTCGCTCATGTACCCCTTCGACCTTGAGTTGATGCCCGTTGGCGACTGTGAACAGGTACGCGTCAAACTGCTTCAACATGTACGCGATAGCAACAAAGCGTGGGTCCGTTGGGTTGAGCCCTGGGTACAAGGCGAAGAGGGCTGACACGCGTTTGAAATTCCCGAGAGGGTCCTTCCCGCCGCTGTAGTCAGCAGCCTTGCGAGCGTGGAGGTCCGCTTCCTCCTGTATGAACCGTTGCATTGGTGTGAGGGTTGCCGGGAACGCGGGCTTCGATTGTTTCATACGAGGTCCTCCTTTTTGTTGCGGATGAGCTGTTGTGTGTACGTTTCCAGTTCGGGGTACGTCCGATAACAATTCGCGCCGAGGATCATGTCAGGTTCACCAGGGATCGCTTGTAACGTGATCTCGTAATGCGCTTGGTTCGGAAGCCGTTGAAGCATGAGATAGGTTGCGCCATCAGTCGCGACTAACCGCATGACTCGTGCTGGTTTCTTCGCCATGGTATCCCCCTTACTCTTGAACGTGGAGCACATAACCGTCAGCCTGGTTGGTGTCCTTGTTGATCTTCAAGCGGATGTTCGCGGACACAACGCCGAGTGAAGCGGGCGCGAGACATTTTTCCTCTGCGTAGGACCCGCTGTAGCCGTCTACCACTTCGCCTTCGACATACCCCTTGAGGAACGACGCAGAACGCAAGAACCCTTGTACCAGCGATACCATACGCCATTCACCGCTCTTGTTATTGAAACGTACGTCGATTCCTTCCTGCGTCGTACAGATCTTGACGTGATTATGTCCCATGATATACAAGTTCATCGCAGGGAACTTCGCCCGCAAGTCAAGTAGTTGCTTGACTGACGAAGGCTTGCTGCTGCTGGAACCAAACCCATGGTGCATGAAGATCTTGAAGGGGAACCGTGCAGAGCCCGATGCGAGGTTCAACACATACACCCCACACATACCCATGAACGGGGCCTCTAACAGCTCAGCCAGGTACATATCAGAGGTCTTACCAACCAACGACTTCATCGCGCGTTCTTGGAACTTGTAGGTGTGGTTGCCCGCAAGCACACACCCGATGGTATGCTTGATTGGTTTGAGAGCGTTGTAGAGTTCGAGAATGTTAGTTTGGACCTGCTTTTCAAACCATTCATGGGTGCTCTCGTGGAGGCCGGTGCCGAACGACAGACGCGCACGTTCGCTACGGCTGAACGTGTCAAGGTAGTCCCCCATGAGGATCGTGACCACTTTTCGATCAGGACGCTTGCTCGTCTCCGCGATCCACTTGACCGTCTCAGCAAAGCGGTCTTGGTCACAGCTACTCGCATTGTAGTGAATGTCGCCGATGGGTACCACGATCAACTTTTGGTTACGCGACAAGGGCACTTCTGTATGGGTGATAATCATGAGTGGTCCTTTCTAGGATTGCGTGGGAGTCCAATCTTGTTTCTTTGTAGCAGCATTATACCGTGTATGGAAGGACGCTTCCAGGTTGAACGTGTGTTGATAGATGGTGATAGGTCGGGTTGCAATGTCCGCGATCTGTTTGAGGAACGCTGGGGACCACACCGAGTGTGCGACTTCCCAGATGATACAGTCGTGGCGGCTGTACACAAAGCGTACATGGGCCGGGTCAAACGCAGCGGTTGTGAGTAGTACCGTCTCGTTCAAGATCTCCGCTTCCGTCCCTTGGCACAAGAAGTCAATCCCGCCCCGTTGTGCCTTTGCGTCTCGCTTACTGAACCGGCGTATCTTACCCCAGGCCGTGCGGACGGCACCATCCCGGAGCACTTGCGCCTTGACGTTGTTCTGCCATTGCATGACCTTCGCGTTTGCCAAAGCCCAGGCACGACTAGCCTTGATGAAACCGGTTGCAGAGCCACCGAACAAGGTCATCGGGATACCGGCGGGTGGGCTGTTCACGTCGCCTCCCTTGAGCACCCGATACAGGAACCGCTTGGCGAACGTTCTCCGAGGGTCATCCTTCTTTTCCCACTTGACGAGTGTCCGCCATTCAGCACACTCCGGGGACGTGTGGGGGTTGACGAGGTTCGCGGGGTACGGTAAGCCGAACAGGTCACAACAGTTGACCGTGTGGAGGTCGGCCCCCGTACGGAGCAAGGTGAGGAGTTTGGTATCGTCAGCGTACGCTGCCGTCAGCCAGAGATGCAACGCGGCCCAATCGTAACGGAAGAACCCGTAGCCTTCTGCCGGGCCAAACATACCTTCCATAGCACCGGGAACCTGCGCCATTGGGGGGTCCGTCGTAGACCAGCGCAATGTGGCCTGGGCGTGGGTGCCGTGGCGCGGGTGTACGACCTCCTTACACAAGTCCTCACCGTCACGATCCAGTCTCGCCTTCAGTTCCGTCAGTGTCTTGATCGTCGCCATCGTTTGAGTCTCCTTTTACAAGCGGCAGGACATAGTGCGTGAAGGCCTGGAACGCCCGGTTATAGAGAGCGCGTGCCTCTAACATGGGGTGTGCGCCTTGCTCGATACGGGCACGTACTGCGTCAATCGTGAGCGGATTACGTTGTTCATACTCCGCGTCCACAGACAAGTAGCGCGACCGCAATACTACCAACGCGTCCTTATCCCAGGTGACACGCTTTTTTATCTTGTGAATCACAGGTTTGACCCCTTCCACGCATACAAGCCAGGTGACAAACGGCTTTCCGGTCATCGGGAGTGGGGTACCCGTGTACGCTTCGACAATACGCAAGGACTCCGTGACATCCGCGAGTAATTCATCCAGGGCCTTCACGACAGCGGGCTTGTAGACCGCTACACCTTGTTGTGTAGCTCGAGTGTGCACCGGTACCAACTTGACAAGGGTGTGGTACGTGTGTGTGAGCCCTTTATCTTTGAACACTTGAGGGCTCATGTCTTCCCAGAGGCACAGTGTCTCATACACGTCGCCCGCGTTGTACTTGGCGAAGGATGCCGCCCCGCCCTCGTGTGCTTCTCGGAAGGTCTTCGGCATATTGAGGTGTCCACCGATCGACCGCAAGTAGCCGAGGTCATGCGGCCACCCGGCGTACAAGGTCGCATGTGCCAACATGAGGTCCTCAACGTGCGTGTATTGTTCCCATACCGGTCCACCATTGAACGCAATGACAGGCACGTCCGCCGCTGCATTCTGAAAGACTATGGTATGGCGACCGACGACACGGGCGAGTAGAGGGAGGACAACTGACCAGTCATCATCAGGAGTGAACTGGGTGAGATGCACACCGGTCTGTGAACGCCATCCAAGGCCAAGCAAGGTCAAAGGGTGGTGGCCGGGTACAGCATCCTTCGACCAGTTAAACTCCGTGTCAATCGCGATAGTACAGGGCTCCGCGTGTATCAGGGCGTGTAGGTCTTGTAACGCGGTGTGCTGCCGTGTGCTTTCTGGAAGTTGCTCGGGCCAAGTCCCCGCTACCCATGAGAGGGCACGGCGAAGGTGAGCGCGGGCTTCGACAATGCGGTCGGTGTCATACAAGTCGCGCGTTTCGATGGTCGCAAGCATGGCACGCCCGTTGAGTACATTCGGGGACACGTAGCCAAGCCAATCGGTGTACCTGACGTGTGAGGCGTGGAGCGCCCCCCAGGCGTCACGACCGGCAATCATGACAAGCTTGGTAGTCCAGTGGTCATACTGACGACACGCATGGACGGCGGCATCTCGAGTAGTCCCTTTGAGTCCCGCCGCACCCGCACACCTTAAGAGACACGCATGATTGACAGCGGTAGTGGGTGCCACCTGCTTTTTATACATCGCCTCAAGACCCGCATGGATCGCAACCGGCGTGAAATGGACAACTGTGGCGACGGCATGAGGGTCTTGTTGATCGATTGTGATAAGAGGTGTACCTAGTTTCGCGGCAGGACACGCGGCACATGTCGCGGGTTTCGGTCTGGTTTGTAGCATTGGGGAAAACCTCGAAGGGGGTGAGCGGGGGCCGTAGAAGACCCCCGCATGTGAACTGCTGACACGGACTAGATAGCGGTGATACCTCCTATCCTGTTTTGAGCCTCGTACACCTTGCCGGTTTCCGCGTCAACCTTTTCCTTGCTCACGGTGATTCGATACTCCAATCGGTTGGCAGCAGCGAACTCGCACACGGCCAAGAAGTCCTGACCGAACATGCCGGTTGCCTTGTAGAGCATCGATGCAATACGCGATTCTGGCCGGACGTATTCGTTGCCTTTCTTGCTGACAGCCTTGATGGTACCTGGAAACGCGTCGGTGAAGAGGTGTCGCTCACCAGCATCCGTGTACAGGACCACATGCAAGCGTACTACGGTCTTGCCTTCGAGTGGGTGCGTTCCGTTGTCCGTCTGGACCACGCGGAAGCTCTCATCTGTCAACGGCATGATCTGACCTTCGTAGTTGCCAGCCGGAATCAAGTCCGTTGCGCTGATCTCACGCACGTCCTCTTCCGTCATCACTTCTTCTGCAGCCCAAGGTGAATTTGACATATGATCCTCCAAACAAAAAGGTTTAAAAAAGTGACTATGCCCGCATTATACCGCATTACCGTGAATATGAAATCGTGAGGCCGTTTTCCTCGTCGCCTTTGACGCTAAGAATTACGGCTTTTTTGGGGATACCACACAGCGTTAGTAACTGCTTGTATGGTATGCGAACTTCAGATTCAACTTCCTGAACAACGTAATGTTTTAACGACGATTTCATACGTTCCTCCTGGTTAAGCGTTCAACAATACCGACAGCTTCCCCCACGACTGCTCAACTTCCATTGGAACCGAGGTCATGACATCGATCGGAGCCTTGACACCGACACCTGCGATCTTGCCAAACGGGCGAGTGAGCCACGTGTACTTCATGCCGTTCCCCATGCCTTGCGTTTTGGTGGCAAGGACCACGCCGAACTCGCCTACGATCCCTTTGGCGAGCTTGCCGGGTAGCTCAGGAAACAGATGGGAGGCTGCGTTCTTGCTCTTGTCGTCAGGGTCATCCTTTTCGCGTCCGTCCCATATCGTCGCCACTACTCGTTTCAGCTTCCCTGCTGCTACCGCTCTGAAAATGATCTGAAGGAACCCGAGGAATTCTTTTCGCGCGTCCTCGTACAATTTCGCGTCAAACTCCAGGGTACGCGCACTTACGCCGCCTGTGACTTTCGCAAGGAAGATATCGTAGCCTTTGTGGAGACCATCTAATGCGATGACATCAATCTTCCCGTACTTCCCGGCGATCACGTCAAACACTACGGTCTTGATGGTGGCAAGTTCCTTCGCGTAGTCGATCGTGTTGGAGGCCCCGCCGTCCCCCTGATCCACGAACACAACTACGCGATCACCAAGGGCCTTTGCCGGGAATGAACCGGAGCCTTGTTCCCCCGGTAATTGGATGTACGCCATACGTTCCCCCTCTAGACAGAACGTAGAAAGCGACGCGGTCTTGCCAGTATTAGGGCCGCCCACGAGCAAGATACGTGCCCTCATAGCATCCCACGCGGACTCATTATTTGCGAGGTCTAACGGTGCGAGCATACGTTGGTCTCCTTTTTTATAGTGAGGTGGTTGCATCGGACTTTGGACGTTGCACATACCCGAGCATCGGAAGTAATGTGTGGTCTCCTTTGTGATTCTGACACCAATCATACAGAGAACACGGGCCGTACTTGGTGCTATGGAGGTCAGAGAGCCACGGTGCGATCTCACCACGCTCCATCTGTTCCATGACGGCCCACTTGCCCTGCTGTGACGTAAGCCAACGTGTCACGTCAGCCGGATCACAACTCCATACCTGCTCATGCACTTTGACGGGTTGCCCGCTGATGAGTACGATCTGAAACAATGCCGCGTCCTCTGACCACGCGTAGTGGTACCGTTGTGGGTGGTCGCCGTACCCCTGTAAGCGCCCGACCACATACCGAGACTCACAGCTTGTGGTGTACTTGTAGTCGCGTACCACACGCCCGCTCGGGGTCTGGTACACGACATCCGCGCGGCAGTGCCCGTGGTCAGGGCGCGGAGTCTCTACGGCTATAGGTAGCCAGCTATCCGGGGTCGGCTCAGCGGATAGGTGCTTTGTCAGCACTTTCCGCATCGCATTGTAGGCCGGGCTATCCACAAGCTCAGGGATCTCCGCTTTGCTCAGTGCGGCGGCGATCACGTCAGGACCGCTTGGTTTAACTCCCGAGTCCTTCCACACGTTGTTAAAATGCTCCATAGCGGATGCAACGGCCTGACCAAGCCGTTGAGGCTCTGTCTGACCGCTCTCATGGGAGTACCGAAGGACACATTGGGTATACCACTTAAACGGGCACTCACTGAAAATGACGGTCTGGGAAGGCGAATAGACTTTAGGCATGGCGTGTCACCGTTCCTTTCGCCTGTATTATACCGTGGTTACTACGGTATAATGGCCGTAGTCCATAGGAGACCTCACTATGCGCTTGCTATCCGCTACAGAGTACATGGCCTTGGAACGACCACAGAAGCCCTGGTTAATTGACGGTTTTCTCCCTGCTGGTTCCTTCGCGCTCCTGATCGGTGAACCCAAAGCGGGCAAAAGTTACTTCGCCTTACAGTTGGCTAATGCGGTGGCATCTGGTGGTCGCTTCCTTGGTCGTCAGTGTCAGTCTGGATCCTCGGTGCTGTACTTGAACCTCGATGCTGCTGATGATAGTTGGAACCTCCGCTTGCACTCCATGAAGAACAATGGGTTTGTGTTGCAAGATCGTATCCATTTCGTGCACCCGGAAGATGAGATTCGCCCGTGCAATATCATGGCTGATAATGTGCAACGATCCTTCAGAGACGCTATCTCGACACTCAAACCGGACCTCATCATCATCGACGTGTTGCGCGAACTTCACTCGCAAAAGGAAGAATCTAGCACCGAAATGAAAACCGTACTTGATAAGGTCCTAGGTGTCACCGGTTCAAGCGCGGTCATCGGTATACATCACACCGTCAAGATCTCCAATAAGGAAGAGATTCGCGTGATTGACCTAGCGCGAGGTTCGAGTTACTTGACCGGGAAGGCGGAGACAATCTGGTGCCTCATGGATAACAACTTGTATACGATCCCTCGGTTTGCCGATCAAATCATGTTGAGAGGTGCTCGGAATAACGGGTTGTGGGTGTTACCGGATCTTGATAGTCTCGCGAAGGGTTGAGAGGGCGTCGGGGCGATAGGCCCATCCAATATTATCGTTAAAGATCGACATATCTACAGCTATACTACACGCCACATCGTCTAACTCTGAGTTAAAATAGATCCCGTCGTTGTCAATTCGCACGGACATATTCGTATAGACCATTTTTTACTACCTCGTTGCCTGCGTGCTTGTTTGGCGGCGCGGTTCACGGAATAATGGATTGAGGGTTTTACCAGACCTTACGAGCGCGGCGACGTAAGCGGCTTTGGGTCAGGTCGATACAGGTACCTCTCTCGTTTTCTGACAAGCTGCACCCTGACGCTTATGTGAGCGGTAAACAGCCCGCCTTGGTCAATATAGAGGGTCTTACTAGTATAAGTCATGGGTTTGGTCTCCATCGAAGTCGTCGCGACCGGTATAGCGTAAAACCTCGCCATTACGCCCTATCCGTACATAGTGCACGCCAACGCTATGCAAGAACGACATGTTAGTCATACCAGGTACAGTCCTCACGTGTACCCCCGCGACTCCCAGGTGAATAAAACCTTGTATATATTTCATGGTGTAAACTTTTTCCGAGTACCAGGGCGAACCACAACATACATTCCAGCACAAAACACACAAGGAGCCTCAAGAAGGACTGTACAACCGCGCACTCGGGTCAGTACACGTACGCCCTTGGTGCTGGTCATAATGGGCGACTTCATGTGGTATATCATCGTTTACTCCGGTCTCGCCCGCACATAGGCCGTTCTATTTGCCCCACCTCCGCCAACCGTACCGAGTGAAAACAGACGCGGTTACACGCGAAATGGGGGATGGCGCAGGACTGTGGATACGTTATCAGACCGGCGACACCGATGAAAACCCGTCGATTGTACTTATATAACATCATCCCCCTCCCTCGGTCCCCAAACATACTGATGACCCACTTTGATTAAGGTACGCATTCCACAGGCATATATGTATATCGTTTTAGATAAATCGCATAGTTGGTTTACGTAGATACCACTAACGCCTATAATAATAGGCCCTGTACGCTTATACTCCGTGGTGTACGTCATTTCGAGGCGGCCTCCTGTGCCGGGCGTTTGTGTGCCTTGTAGCCGTCTTTTCCATGAGACACCTGTGTAACTGTCACCAAAATGTTGTATGAATAACTAAATACCCCAAGCGAACCAATTGCTAATCTCCTGCCACTTGCGTACCTCATATCACCTCACGCTTTTTTTAGGCTCAACCCGAAGTGCGTAGCGACTATGCCCATAACGCACGTTAAACGAGGCAATACTATATAAACCGTCTTCTTTCGCGATGGACACGTACATCGCAGTATGGGTAAACCAACGATGGTAACAGCGGTAGGTCATGTGCCACCTACGTTCGCCTGGTCACACGGACGACGCACGGGCGTCCTTTGAAATTCACTTAACACCTCGTTTGCGTGAATAACTAGTCGATACCTTGGGGGATCGAACCAAATACCACGGCCTGTGACAGCGATGATAAGACGGAGTGGGTTATACGTCATATGGTTCCTTTCCGGCTCATTCACTGCCAACACACTGATGTAACCACTCCTCTGTCATACGCTCCCGGTGTAGGCCCCCCATGAGGTCACGGCCCCGTTTTCTGTGCGTGACGGCATCACTGTAGGCCGCACGCGCAATCCAACACAGGAACGTGAAGGCTTTGCCTCTACTTGGGTCAAAGCGTTTCCAAGCACAGGTCGCACGCACAGCAAAACGACCAGCTACATCGTCAAGGAACACATCGTTTTCGTACCTATACCGCTGGTACAAGAACGCCAACGCGTCCAAGTACCATTCTTCAAGCGTATTCGATCGGCTCACTGCGCCCTTACGCATGGGACACCTCGGATACAGGCACCTCGGCGGACGCTTGTTGCCGGTAACTCAGCCATCGCGCGAGTATGAGTTGGTCAGCGATGAACCCGCAGTTGACACACCGGACGGCAGCGTGTACCTGCGCGTCTTCTAAGCGAACATTGTTGAATGAGTCACGGACTAGTAAACCTTGGCAACGTGGGCAACGCATAGGAACCTCCTTATGGTGAATGTTAACAGTTTGGGCGACGAACGGAACGGTCAAACGTTTGAACACTATACACGAAAATGAAGCTAGTATAACAGCTTCGAGTAAGTACCCGTACGAATGTGCTTGTAAGCCGCGTTGTTGTATGGTTCGCTGTATAGGTCATTTCTCACTCATCGTAGGTCTGGCCTGACTGTCCACGTCATATTGATACATACGGCTCCTGACTGCACGCGTGTAAAAACTAAGATAACGCCGTACGGTTTTATCGAGACTGCTGGACTCCGTTTAAAGTATGTCATCTCACCCCCGTGCCCATTCGACGTGTTCGCCCGGTTGCTGCGTGATACTCGCGGGGCCTACCCAGATATGACGCTGGCCTTCGACCGGGTTCGACGCGCACAGGCCATCACTTAACCACACCACAACTTCATCGTCCTGTGTCAACGCAATGGCCGGGCGCATGTCGGTAGTGGAACCGACCGCTGGTAACGGACCGATCCCAGGCCAGATAGCGGCACTAGACGCCCACACCACATACCGGACTGTGTACCCGTTCTCGTGTAAGTACTCCGCAATATTACGGGCACGCTGGATATCTCCGTCACTCACGGACCCTGACACATCCAAGGCGACGGCAACGGACGGACGAGGGACCCTTTGAACCCCCCGTAACGACGCTACGCGGCCTTCGCGCATATATGACCGCGTTTGTTTATACCCGACTGGTTTACTACGGATCAAGCGTAGGATTTCCATGAGCTGTGTACACGCTGCAACGTCAGGCAACGCTAAGGCACGGGCCGGACCTTCCGACAGGGACCACCCAGAGCCTTCTATACAGACCTTTGCGCCGTCGGGTAACTGCTTCGCGCCGAGGATTGCCCGAAAAGTGGCTTGTATGATTGCCTTGTCGTCTTTCTCGTCACCCCCACAGGGCGTGTAGTCATCGGGGCTCTGATCGGCGTCCTCCTGTAACACCTCATAGATCGCGCGGGTTGTCGGGATTGTAACAGGTAATGCGGGGTATTGTGCCCGGAGCTTGTCATAAGTTATGACCGTTTCCCACAACGCCCCCTCGGTCAGACCTTGCAAACTATGGTTAATCACTGCGTCGGCGGCGATATTCCAGCGTCGATGATCGACCTTCTTCATACGCAGGTCCCCACGTGTCACATGCGCGTACTCGTGTAAGAGGACAAAGTATTGTTCAGCGGGCGTGTAGGTGCCCCAGGCTTGCCCGCCGTCAATGGTGAACGCGCCTTCACGCCAGTACACACAAGGCCGAGGGTACTCTGCGGTGTGCACAAATTTGATTTTCGCCCACGCCATCACCGCGAGTATGTTGTCACGTAAGGCAACCCAATCACGTTCCATGGTGGGTCCTTTCTTTGGTCGGTCGTGATATAGGATAGTACTCAAATGCCGGACGACCGTTTAGCACACTTATCCACGTATAACTAGAATCCAAGAGGCCTCGAACAAATAACTCACGATGACCAACCCAAAATGTGCTCGATTTTTTATAAACCATATCTACCCTCACCTCGCGATGGGCCGTACAACGTCGCCTTGTGACGACATTAGTCGAATTTTGGTTGTTTCAATCCAAACCCACCTCGGAACCAAAGGCACGCGAACTCCAATTCCAACCGAAATAAATACAACGTTCGATTTTAAACGACTTGCAAACATGTGTCCCCTCACTTTGAGGCGGCTTGCCAGACAGCCGCGATATCCTCCGCCGCCTCCCGCAACGCTTTCATCATGTCGCTTTCTGACGCGTCCCCGAACAGATTAATACCTGCTGGCGACGCAGCCAGGGCGGTACTGACATACTCATTTTGGACACGGAAGAATTCTTCACCATCCTCGACCGTGCCTTCTAGTATCACTTTTTTGAGGACTGCTTTGTAGGCCGGACCTTCACACCAGCGACACGCGGACGCTGCCAGGTTGACCACTTCGCGTACAGTCATACGGGTTAAGAGTTCCACGTCGCTATTCAGAGCTTCGCACACATTTTGCGGGGACAGGCGCAACGTTTCCGTATAGCGTTGATAGAGGTTGTCCGCGATCGTCGTGCCGAGTGCCAACGCACCCACATGCTTACACAGGTCCGCGTGCTGGCTATGCGACGTATAGAACCCGAGCAACCAGTCAACCATACGCATAGAGGGCGCTTGCGGCGTGTAATCACAGGTCGAACTGAACGACACGCCCGACAAATCAACCTTATGTTTTTCACTTAGCCAGTCAATTGATGGTGCCACGGGGACGACCACCACACGTGCGAGCAACGCCTTTCCTGTCTCCGTACGCTGCCATGAGGCCGAGGGTTGATTCATGGCGCATACAAAGGTAGTCTCCGGGTGGAGTGGGACTCCATGCAGTTCCAGCTCATGAAGCAAGGGCAAGAGTATCTTCTGGTGGTCCTCACAAGCCTTGTCGATTTCGTCCAAGAACACAAGCGTCGGTTCGTTGATTGCGTGTAAGGCCCATGGCGGTAAATGCCAGCTATAGCCACTTGCCGTCACACGCGGAAGTCCGGTGAAGTCCTCGGGAAGGCCTTGAGTCAAGGGAGGGCTGACAAGTCGCCGCCCCATGGTCGCCGCAAGTTGACGGACACGCGCCGTCTTACCACAGCCTGTAGGTCCCAGTAGACAAGGCCATACACGCGGAGTCTCCGCTTGTGGTACGGTTAGTGCGGTCAGTAATGTGTCAGTTGACACGATAGCTGGTACAGGTTCGGTCGGTTCTACGGTTGCTGTTGTGGATGCTGTCTTTTTCGCCATAGTTCACACTCCTCTGGTTAGTTTACGGTCCTCTATTGCTTCATCCGCCACGTCATCGATCAGCTCTGCGTAACACTCTACGCACCCTTGCCGTTCAAAGTACGCTTGACCGTGCCGGTCACAGTAGGCGTCATACTCCACTTCATCAATGTCTAGCAAGTGGTCCGGTAAGCTCATATTGAGTCCTCCATTTCCTTAAACGTGGGGCACGCAACGCCGTCCTCCGCAGCTGTCAGGCCATGTCCTATCCATATCGGCACCGGATAGGTACATAAGCCGGACGCCGGTAGCTGAATATCGGGGGCTCCATGCTTGCCTTTTTGTGTGTACGCCTCTGATTGTCGATCCCAATAGGCACAGTCTTGACAGCTCATATATCGTGACTCCTCGTGTAAGGGCCTTAGTACGTAAAACCCAGTGCTTCAATGTCTCGTCTGAACTCGTCTAGTAGCCGAGGCAACCGCGCGGTAAGCTTCGCCTCTAGGTCCGGTGCGAGTAATTCCGTGTCCGTGGCGTCCGGCCAAACTGCCGTTGATCTAGCAAGGTCTAACTCACAGGCCTTGCCTTCGCCGATGTGCTCCCACGGCACATACTCGACCGTGTACGTAATGGGCGGCTTTGTGTCACTGTCAAAGTACTTATCGGGTTCTACTTCCTGGCCTTGACTATCGAGTATTGCAGACCTCCACGAAAGTTTCCCTGTCTTTCCATTGCGTATTTGTCGCCGTTCGCCCTTACGGAGTCCCCAACAATCCCGGTCACTCACATGATAGAGGGTGTTAGCGATGTAGTGCATCGGTCCGTCAGACGAGACAAGGTGCCATTTAATGAGATGACTATATTTAGGAACCCGCTCTTGTATCAGGTCATGCAAGCACCCGCATGAATCCCAGCGCCCGTTGACGTGTAACACGCCAGTGACCGAAAAAGTATTGTGCCCATTTCCACAGCGGTCATCGTAGCGAATGGTCACTGTGAGTTTGTAACGCTGCTTATTTTCTGTCCAAGTTTTGAACTCAGTTAACGACTGGTCTTTGGTCAATCGGCTTATAGGTAACATGGCGGCTCCTTTCTCAATGGGTGTTCGCGTCTGTAGGGTGCACGCATCGGACAGACTCTAGATTGCCTGTCTTGTACGCTTGCCTCTGTCGTTCTGCTAAGTACGTCTCGATGGTGCCGCCATCGCGTAACCATGCGACTAGCTCGCCTTGAGCGCGAACAAATTGCGTCAGGTTCATAACACATCTCCTTTAAACATGACATGCTCTAACCACATTTGCCCTTCACCTGCAACGGGTTCGACCAGGAACGAAGGACGACCAAATTTGTACTGAATGTCCTTCACACGTACCTCTACCTGCATATCTCCGTAGTACACAAGGCCTACTTTCCCCATGTATTCCATCAATTCAGCGACGCGCATGTTAGATACCCTCCTCTGGTACGCTAGGGGTTGCAAGATCGGTGCTCAGCTCCGCGTCAAGGCAATCGTCTATGCAACCGACACCTTCATCTGAGAAGTCCTCTTGTGTCGTAGGTCCTTCACTGACGTACACGTGAACACTCACGTCAACCGCTCCAATGCCAACGCCTAACACGGTACCAAGAAGAAACCCGCCAATGATTGCGAGCCCTAACTTTCTGTTTGTCATTTTGCTGACTCCTTCGTGAAGGTTTCTATTGCCTTGCCGAATATACTTGTGACATGTGCAAAGTCCATGCGAACGGGCATGACGATTAAAGACATGTCCTCTGCGTCTTCGGTGTCACGAAATGCAGTCTTATCTGACGTGCCCCACAACACGCTATCTACTTGATCTAACTCAAATAACGCGAGATAGCTCCGATCAAATTGAGCAAGGTCGCCAGTCTCCGCGCACCGGAAGATACGGCACTCAACCCTCCCCAAAACCTGTACAAACTTGGTCGCCGTGTACTTTTTTGGTGCCTGTATGGCCGTATTGATCTGGTGGATCCATTCGTCTGCTATTTGGGTGTGTATGAGAGTCTTGCCTTTAAGGTAGGCCTTCACACTGGTTTCATCCGCGAACAAGGGTGCGTTAGTGAGCCGTGCCTTTGCGACGGCCCAGTGTCCATTGGATACATACGAGGGGAATAAGGAAACTGTTTTGCCGTTACCGATGTTCGCTGGCAACTTATACCGTGCGTAAGGTTTGCTCATTGTGCGTGCTCCTTTGTTGTTGTATGGTTCGTACCTGGGCCGAGGTACAGTCGCCCGTTCTCAATACAGTAGCCTTCGTCGACACCGATACGGAGGTACGCTGTATACAGCGCGTGCCGTTCCTCTGTGGTGAAAGGGAACGGACGTAGGTAATTACGGAGCCATGCCTCAAGTTCATCATATGGACGCGTTTTTTGCTTCATATTACTTTCCTTCTGCTAGGGTAAAAGCCTTCTTAATTGCATCAATCGTTCCTCCGGATAATTTCCCGCCATGGAAATTGATGTCATTTTGCGCACCCTTCAGCGCCTCGAGCATCGCCTCATACGAATTCACAGCCTTGACGATGAGGGCGGCGTTAGCTTCAGCTTGTTGCTGAATATCAGGGCGGGAAAGGCCGTGTGCATTTCTCGCGACAATATCGCAGATTGCTACTCCGCCACTAGTTGGGAAAATTGGAATACCGTCTCCATCCCCGTAAGATTCAGGCCCCATCCAATTTTTGTCTACCTTCCAAGGTGTCGGTGTGTGCATTGGTTCCTCCGGTTATACTGTTGTGTTTCTCATACCAACCGTTCGACCCACACTTGCCCTCGGCCGGCTACAGGGCTGACAAGGTACCGTGTACGGCCGTAAGCCTGTTTCACATCGTTGACCATTACATCGACCGCTAACCCGTTCACTTCTATCTCTCGAACTTTCCCTATTAAGGCTGCTGCTTCGTTGTACGTCATTGTGGGCTCCTCTGTTTACCGTCGTTGATAAGGTGTATTGCAATCGACAGGCCAAGGGGAGGCGGTTATAGGTTGTGGTGGTGAGGTTGCCGGGCACGTTGGGTGGGGGTTAGGAGTGAGAGGGGTGGGGCGATTGTGTGCGGTGTGGGGCGCAAATGTGTCACAGGGTTGAAATGGGGGATGACGTGACAGTGCCGCTACCGTGTGTGATTACAAGGAGTTAGGTATGTCGGTACCCCTCCCTGATAATAGAGAGAGTTAAGAGGGGCTCTTCTCTTACCGGGGAGGGGTGCGGAGTGGTGTAAGTGGTTGAGAAGGTTAGCAGAGGCGCGTAGGTGAGAGGGGAGCCGTGGTAGCTTGTGGGCGGAAGTGGGGGCGAGTGGAGTAGCCATTGGTTACACGCCCCTGTCTCCTTTTTACCACACTTGCACCTAAACCCCTCACATGTCTGTTAGTGTCCGTTAGTGGAGGGGTGCGCGTGTCCAGTGTTGTCCAAGCTTCACATGCAGCGTGTCCATGCTTGCAGTGCGTACCCCTCACATGCTTGCAAGCGTGGGTGCTTGTGTGTCGTGCCCTGCAATGCTTGTGCCCGGCGTACCCCCACATGTAGTGGCCGGGGACCCTGTTGGACCACTACCTGTAGTGTGAGGGGAGGGGTATACCCATGGAATGCAATTCGCGTGCCAGGGCGAGGGAGGCGTGCGGCCATGGACAGGTACTTTTGACCCTCCTAAAGGTTCGAGGGCTGCGTACCCTGCTACCCCCTGCCTTGGCTGACCCTTTACCTGCCTGTACCTACCTGTACCCCGGACCGACAGATGAGCGCAGCGAATCTGTCTAGTACACCGCAGCCCACCCCAGGCCCCGCACGCCCTTGCCCGCCACAGCGCGATCCCACCGCAGACCGACCGAAGACCCGCATGAGGGCCCCTCGTCGCACCTGAGGCCAGCTAGGGGCCTTCCTGGGCATGTGGGCCGCGTACCCCACTGTGCGCCACCGCACACCACCCTCAAGACAGACGGAGGGTAGGTACCGTGATTATACCGTGGAGTGTGTCCGGGCCCTTGTCGCCCCTACCCGACACACGCGGAAAAGGCTGATGGCGCCTACACTTAGGGGGGTGGTTTGACCCTCCCCACACACTCTTAATTAAGATCTTAACTCTTCTTATTACTGGGGAGGGGTATGGACCCCCCTTAACTTCAACCCCCACAACACTTTTCCGTGTGCGTCACATTAGGCCTATGCCATCTGATAGGCCGAAAGACCTACTAGCACGCACGGTATAATGCCGGTACTCCCCACCGGTCTGTCCACAGCCTGACCCGCCTCGCCTCCACGCGGTATAATCTTTGCACAGGAGGTCTCTCGCTATGTCCCTCGTCGTATTCAATGACGGCACCAAGGCCACCACGCCGAAGTGGATCACCCCTCTGTCCCCCGCTCATTGGGGCCGCGCCTCCAACCCCGGCCGTGCGTACATCTTTCACACCGAACAACCCTCGCTAGGCCGGACCGCACACGCTCACTACCGCGAGCTTCTGTATAAGCTAGGGTACCCACCCGGCACCATCGCCACAGTCGAACAACTCAACCTCATCTACTACACCTGTGCGTACAATGGCTACACCTGGCACGACTACGGCAACACGTTACGCTACTACGCCCTTGGTCCCGTGATGCCCCCGCCGTACGCGTGGTACCGTGTCGGCGCGGTAGAGGTGCCTGTGCGGTACCTCGTTGAAAAGCAGGGTGGGCGTGTGGCGGACGTCTCCCCGGCCCTCACAGGCTTAAAAGGCATCGCTCGCTTGAAACTCACGGCGACTCGAAACGGCGTCCTCCAAGTGTTCCAGACAGACCCCCGCCGACTGAAGACGTTCCCGTACGAGCGTGTCCCATACGAGGACTTAGCGGCTCTCGTTGGCCTTGACATCACAACTGAACGCGCACGTTGGCCTTCGACAGCGTACCCCAGACCCCCACATGTAAAGGACGCATATGAGTAATTCACCACGCCAGGCAGCCGAGGCACGCAAGCAGTACAAGAAGCTGACACCGGCTGAGAAGGCTGCGAAACGAATCGAATGGTTGAACACGTTCCCGCCGAACGTCCGCACACTGCAACCGCCGACGACCTGGCCTCCACCTGTCCCTGATGTCCCTATTGACTACAAGACGGCCTACACGTACTATGTAGTATGCACCCGTGACCACTTCAGCGCGTTGTGCCGTAAGTACCGGATTCCCAAGCGGTACCGTCGTGTAACTCGCAACATCCGCGCCCGTGTCCTGTTCGCGTCAGAGGTACTCTTTCTACAAAGGATCTACTATCGTGACCCAGCCGCGTACACCGATACCCCAGACCCGACCCTTGACTACATCCACCCGACAGGCAGCGCGCCCTGCCGGAACTGTGGGTGCACCGGCCACCGATCCCCGTTCGCTACTCCTGAGCTTGGCTCGAGTAACAATGGAAAAGCAAGCCGAGGCTATCAAGGCCTCATTCGACAAGAAAGTGGCACTCCTTGACGCGAAGAAGAACCAGTACTTTGCGTTCGAGGGCGCAGTGGTGGACACGAAGACCGACCCCGCTCTTGATATCCAATTACGGGCCTGTGAAGCCATCGACCGTATGACAGGCGTACTGGCCCCACCTGCCTCCACGAAAGTCACCGTTGAACACACGTTTAAAATGCCGGACTGGTTCATGACGACGGAGGAAAAGCAGGTCGCCGCTGCCGCCGCTGAACAAGCCGCAATCGACGTGACCCCACAGCTTGAAGGACCTACCGAATGAGCGATATAGTCCCGATCTTTAAACCACGCTACGGCCAACAAGCGGCTATCGACGCGTTCTTGCGTGGGTACAAGCGTCTCGTCACGGTCGCTCACCGGCGTTGGGGCAAGGACCTACGCGCATGGAACATGATGTGGTTAGCGGCCTTACGAGAGAAAGGCACATACAACTACTACTGGCCGACGTTCAAGCTCGGTAAGTCCGTCATCTTCAAGGGCATGGATAACGAAGGCACGCGCTTCATTGATTACATCCCGCGTGAGATTATCAAGGATATCAACGAGTCAGACCTACGTATTGAACTCAAGATGGGTTCCATCATCAACGTGATTGGTACCGAGAATATCTCGAAGAACCTTGTCGGCATTAACCCCCGTGGCGTCATCTTCAGTGAGTACGCTCTGTGTGACCCGCAAGCGTGGGAACTCACACGTCCGATCCTCACAGCAAATGGCGGGTGGGCGATGTTCGTGTACACTCCACGCGGACGTAATCATGGGTACGACTTGTACCAGCGGGCGAAAGCAAACCCGGACGTATGGTACTCCGAGTTGATTACGATCGAGGATTCGCGACGACACGACGGAACGCCAATTGTCACGCGTGCCCAAGTCGAGCAGGAAATCTACGACGGCATGGATCCTGACTTGGCACAGCAGGAGTACTACTGTTCTTTCGAAGCTCCCATGCAGGGCTCGTACTACGGGCACCTTGTTAACGCGCTGTACAGTCAAGGCCGTATCGAACCCGTCGCGTACAAGCCAGGCCTTCCAGTCTACACCGCGTGGGACATCGGCGTACGAGACAGCACCGCCATATGGTTCGCGCAGTTGGTGGGTGACGACGTGCACATCATAGACTACTACCAAGGACACTCGCAATCCTTCGACCACTACTTTAAGCATGTGATGGAGAAGCCGTACACCTACGAGCGAATGTTTTTCCCGCACGATGTCAAGCAGCGACAGTGGGAGTCAGGCCTTAGTACAGAGGAACTTGTCACTCGCGCATTCAGGAGCCGGAACATCGGTGTGACAGTGGTCGATAAGCTCAGCATCAACGAGGGTATCGAGATCGTCCGTCGGTCCTTCCCTCGCTTCCGATTCGATGAGCACACCGTCGGGAAGACCAAGTGGGCCGGACACACCGCACTCGACGCCATCGTCAACTATCACAAAGAGTGGGACGACGAGACACATGTGTTCAGCGATAAACCGCTGCACGATTGGTCCTCACATAGCGCCGACTCGTTGCGGTACCTGTGCGTAGGACTCAGCCGTATCGCAAAGCCCACATTGGAAACGCTGTACAAAACGGCCTACAATCCGCTGTACGATGTCGAGGCTGTGTACACTGCCGAGGACGAGAACCCTCTGTATGACAACTGAGTACGACGAAGCCATGGCTCTGGCCTGGTTTGTCACGCTATGTGACGGACTCCGCGTGCCCCTTGACAGCGACTTGGACCTCCTGTGCGCGGTGTACGGTCCGTTATTCCATGCGGTCCACAAGCCCGTGTATGGTCCGCACTTGTACACGCAACATAATGGACACGGTCATAACGGCAGTGTTAAACTATGGCATCAGAGCTTACCGTGTAACTGGTACTTCGCCTATACAGGTTCGTTGGAGGATTCACGATGGGAAAAGTAGCGTCAGGGATTGGAAAAGCCGTTAAGAATATTGCGGCTGGCGCAGTTTCTACAGTCACGGGCGGCTCCGTGGACATCAACAAGATGCGAATTAATGTGCCGTTTAGTAGCGGTGCGGTGCGGTCTCTCGCGGGTAATAACGCAAAGGCTTTGACAGGCGGTCTCCTCGATAAGCAGATCGACTCGGTACTTGGTTCAAAGGCAGCGAAAATAGCGGGAACTGCAATCGGTGCCGCTGCTGGTGTCGGAACAGGCCTCGGGGTCGCGTCCAGTGCGCTTGGTGCTGGCAGTGCCGCCGCAGGTGCCGCTGGTAGTGCAAGTGGGACAGCCGGTGCAGGGCTCGCCCCCGGTGCATTGACAGCAGGTGTTGCCGGGAGTGGCGGCGGTGGGTCTGTGTTGAGTACGCTCGGTGCTGTCGCGCCCCTTGCAGCCGGTATCCCCGCCCTCATGAACGCCGGGAAGAAAGCACCCTCAGCCCCCGACATAAACGCAGGTCCCACACCGGACGAAATCGCCAAGCAGCTTGAACAGGACCGTGCTTCTGCTGAATCACAAGCCCGTACGGATCGTGCGCGTAAGGTTGCCGGGTCATTCCGCAAGAAGGGCCCAGGTGAGGAAGATCTCACGGCGGCCTTAGTTGAAAACCGAACTGCAAGCCGCTCTGTTCTAGGAGGGTTCTAGTATGCCCCCGATTGATAAACGTGCTGAAGGCGTAGTGAAGCGTTATGAGACCCTGGTGCAACAGCGCATGACGACTGAGCAGGGTTGGCAACGTATGGCCGAGCTGATGCGCCCGTTACGTGCGGATATGAGCGTGAAGCGGTCGCCCGGTCAACAGCGTACACAACAGGTCTTTGATGGAACCGCGCTCAAGTCGATTAATGATCTTGCGTCGGCGCTCAGCGGCTCTATGACTTC